CAAGAGCTTGGAGCTACAGGTACTGGCGGTGGCAACATCGGAACTGGAGCTGTACCGCAGTCAGGGGAGGCTGAGTTCTCTGGCTAAGTTAGAGAGTTTAAAGGACAGCGTTAAAGAAGCAATGGAGAGAAAAGATGGGTAAAAGTATGCTAAACAGAGAAACAAAAAACAATGAAATGTCTGACGAAGATTCTTTCCGAATGATGTATAGTTCTTTTAAACAAGAAATGAAAGCGGCTGAGTCACCTGAAGAGCAGAAACGTATCCAACAAAACTTTCAGGAACAAACACAAAACGTAGATCAAGAAGTAAAAATGAATGTGTTTAAAGAAGAAGATAGGACTATGAAAGCTGAAGGCTCATTGCTTACACCACCTGAAATGGGTATGGAATCTGAAATGCCTGTAGATACTTTTACACCTGAAGAACAAGCAATGGCAGAAAAGTCACAGGTTCCAGACGATCAAATGGAAGAAGACTACATGGGCTTTATGCTCAACAAATCTTTAGATGAAACAGAACAAGAATATTTAATGGGAGCTTTGGAATCAGATCCAAGGCTTAGTGAAATCTTTGATAAGGTCGTAACGACTGCATCAGAGTTTTCGGGAGCTGGAGAAGTCGAAGGCCCCGGAGATGGTGTATCAGACTCAATCCCTGCGCGATTAAGCGATGGAGAGTTTGTAATCACCGAAGAAGCCACCAGTGAAATCGGAGCAGACAACCTTCAAACAATGATGGATGATGCAGAACGAAAAGCTAGTGGTGGTGAAATGCGTGTAACCAAACAAATAGGTGGTTTATTAAACAATCCTTATGGGATGCCTAATAAACAAATGGAAGATGATGAAGACCCCATAGAGCAATCTATGTTAGGTGCTAATCAAATGCCAAGCCTAATGGGAGGAAGACGCTAAAAAAACAACAGTACGGCTACCTTGTATTAACAAGCCCCAGATTTTAAAGACGTTTTAAATTGGCTACCTTGCAAGAAAACAAGCCCCGTAGAAAAGGAGAGTAACATGTCCGAACAGGCATACGAAGAGGAAGAAGTCGCAAACCCGTATAATGCACGTAAACCTTGGCACACACAAGATAGGAAAAAATCTTTAAATGCTGCTGAAAGTTTGTATTACCCGGAAGATGAAGACGAAGAACCTCGACAGAAAAAGGCTACCCGCAAAAAGGCCCCTTCTTCTGAGGATGAACCCAGTACTAATTATAAAAAACGCTATGATGATTTAAAGAAACATTACGATCAGAAACTTTCTGAATTTAAACGTAAAGAGCAAGAACTATTGGATCAAGCTAGAGTAGCTGAACCCCAATACCAAGCTCCTAAGTCTCAAGAGGACTTAGATCGTTTTAGGCAAGAGTATCCTGATCTATATGATACGGTAGAAACTGTAGCTCACATGAGGAGCCAGCAAGAAGTAGAAGCATTGCGATCTAAGCTTTCTGTTATTGAACAGAGGGAAGCAGAAATTGCAGCGCGAGAAGCTGAGACGGCTTTACAGGAACGTCATCCTGACTTTGATCAAATCAGAGGAGATGATGGGTTCCATGAATGGGCGCAGGAACAACCGGATCAAATACAAGATTGGATTTATAACAATCCAAATAATGTTACTTTAGCTGTTAAAGCGTTAGACCTTTATAAGTTAGAAACTGGGAAAGGACAGAATACTCAAAAAAAACGTTCAAATCGTAAGCAGCCACAAAGTTCTGCTGCTGATATGGTATCTACTAAAACAACCAATATAGATGCTAAGGAAGCTAAGATTTGGACAGAAAGTGAAATTGCGAAAATGTCCCTTGACCAATTTGATAGACACGAAGAAGAAATCAATATTGCGATGATTGAGGGAAGGGTTCGTAGAGGATAATCTTTTCTACTTAGGAGTAATATAATATGGCTTATAACCAATCAGACGCTCTATTTGAGCAAGGTACAGACACTAACGGTAACTTTGGTAATTCAGTAGCAGGTCAAACGAACTCGTTTTTCCTACCCAAAGTATATTCCAAACAGGTACTCAACTTCTTTCGGAAGTCTTCAGTAGCGGAAGCTATTACGAACACCGATTATGCTGGTGAGATTTCTGGTTATGGTGACACTGTACGAATCATCAAGGAACCTGTCATCACTGTTTACCAGTATGAGCGTGGCGCAGATATAACTAAAACAGCTTTGACTGACCAAGAAGTTAGTCTTGTTGTTGACACTGCTAACGCATTCAAGTTCATCGTTGATGATATTGAAACTAACATGTCGCATGTAAACTTCCGCGATGTAGCAACCTCTTCAGCAGCTTACGCTTTGCGTGATGCTTTTGACGAAGGCGTAATTGCTACGATGTTTGCGGGTGTTTCTGCTGCAACCCCTAACCACATCCTTGGTTCTGACGATGCAACTGACCTTGCTGCTGGTACTTTTGACGGTACTGGTAACTTGGACATTGGCTTTGGCTCATCTGAGCACGATCCTATTGACGTTCTTTCTCGTATGGCCCGTCTTCTTGACGAGCAAAACATTCCTGAAGAAGGTCGTTGGTTCTTGGCTTCACCTGAGTTCTACGAGATTCTCGTACAAAGCTCATCTAAGCTTTTGTCAGTAGACTACAATGCCGGTCAAGGCTCCATCCGTAATGGTTTGGTAAGCTCTGGTAAGCTGCGTGGTTTTGACATGTATAAGACTAACAACATTGCTGCAACGTCTAACGCTGCTGGTAAGTGTCTTGCTGGTCACATGTCTGCTACTGCTACGGCTCAGACCATCACTAGCACTGAAGTCATTCGTGACCCAGATAGCTTTGGCGACATTGTACGTGGTCTTCACGTATATGGTGCTAAGGTACTGCGGCCAGATGCTATGGTTTCAGCGTTTTATGGTATCGACTAAACTGAACGGGGGCCGTAAAAAGCCCCCAATCTTTTTACACAGGATTTATGTATGCCACAGATAGGAAGTAATAATAAGCCAGTAATGTTTAGGAAAGCGATTGTTTCTCAAGAAAGTCGTTTTCGTAAGGGTTTTGACAAAGATAAATATCAAAGCAACTATGATCGTATCTTTGGTAATAAAAATGAATTAGAAATAGCTAGAGAGACTTCTAAAACTTTTAGCATGGAGCAAGAATAATGAAAGATAAGTACATGATGGGTGGTTATGGCATGACAGATAAGATGCAAGGTCAAATGAAAAAGAAAATGGCTGAACCCCGTGGTGGCTATGCTCATGGTGGTAAAGCTATGGGCGGTAAAGCTGATATTGCTGCTATGGAAAAAGCTTGTAGCGCAATGGCCGGTAAGAATAAAAGCGTAACTTACTAATGAAAGTAGACGCTCCTAAAGGTTATCATTGGATGAAGGTTGGTAAAATTCAGAAGCTAATGAAAGATCCTAAAGAAGGCTTTAAACCTCATAAAGGCGCAAGCAAAAAAGCTAACTTTACAATTCAAAAGGCACACTAATAATGGCAACATTTCTTACGTTAACAAATGAGCTACTGCGAGAGCTAAATGAGGTTGCTTTAACTTCAGCTACTTTTGCAAATGCTATCGGTGTTCAGCAACACGCTAAAGACTGTATTAACAGAAGCTATTTAGACATTGTTAACGAAGAACCTCAGTGGCCTTTTTTAGCTACTGATGAAAGCGGTGCTACAGATCACATGTACGGAAATGCGTATGTAGAAACAGTAGCTGGTACTCGTTGGTACGAGTTAAAGCCCTCTTCTAGCAGCATGACAACTGATTACGGTTACATTGATTGGGATAATTTTCTGTTAACAACTGTTGATGTTTCTGGCGAAACAGCTCCACATACTATTCGTAATCTCAAGTATACAACTACTGAAGAGTGGAAAGATTTTTTTAGAGTTTCTCAGAACAAAGACGCTTCAGACACCCAACAGTATGGTGTTCCTTCTCGCGTAATACGCAGCCCAGATGGCCGTAAGTTTGGTCTAAGCGCCATCCCTGATAAAGTATATCGTATTTGGTTTTATGCCTATGACCTTCCTACAGAGCTTGATGCTTTTGGAGATGCTATTGTATTTGCAGACACTTACAAGCCTGTTCTATTAGCAAGGGCTAGATACTACATGCACCAGTTTAAAGAAAACTCACAAGCTGCTGCATTTGCGCTAGAAGATTATAAGCGTGGCTTAAAACTTATGCGCCTTCATCTTATGGAACCAGCTCCCGGCTATTTCAAAGATGACAGAATGAGATTTGTTTAATGTCTCAGCCTTGGGGATATTCTTGTAAAGGCGGTTTAAACGTCAACCTAAATCAGCTTGAAATGCTTCAGCAGCCGGGACAAGCCACAAGGCTTCGTAACTTTGAAGTAGATCCTGATGGCGGCTACAGGCGCATTGACGGCTTTACACCATTTGGTGACACAAAACCAAACGGCAGTGAAGCAGTATTAGGCATGGCTGTATATGCCGATGGCGTTATTGTTTGTTCAGGCACTGGTATATTTTTTAGTGTTGATGGTGAAGATACTTGGCTACAGCTTAATAAAGCTTCAGTACACAGCAGCGGCGATAACTATAGTACCTTTACAGGTCGTTCAGTTGCTGCTAGAACTAGCCAAGGTCGTTGTACTTTTGCAATCTATGAGGGTACTTCAGATTACGGGCAAATTGTAATCTGCGATGGAGTCAATGAGCCGTTTTTATTCCAGATGACAGGAACTGGTGGCTTAGAAACACGTACCTTTTTTGCTAAAGAGATTACTGTAAGTAGCACTGTAGGCCCCGCAATAGCAGTTATACATGATAAACATCTTGTAGTTGCTGGTGATGCGTCATCCAAAAATACTGTATACTATAGTGGTACAAATCATATAGATAGTTTTAGTAGTGCAGGATCAGGTAGCGTAGTAATTTCTGACGCTGTTGTAGGACTAGCAAGCTTTCGTGGTGATTTAATTATTTTCTGTAAAAACAGTATTCACAAACTTTCTAACATTAACGATGCTGCTAGTATATCAGTTACGCCTATTACAACTAACGTAGGTTGTTTATCTCACGGCAGCATACAAGAAATTGGTGGTGATATTTTATTTCTTGCACCTGATGGTGTGCGTACTGTGGCAGGCACAGCGCGTATTGGTGACGTAGAGTTAAGCTCTGTTAGTAGACAAATACAAGAAATATTAAAAGATGTAGCGGCTAACTCTGGTTTTATTATTACTAGCGCAGTTTTAAGAAGTAAGTCTCAGTACAGATTATTTTATAGCACTAATACTGAAAGTCCTTCCGTTGCTAAAGGTATTATCGGAACATTAACCTCTAATGGTTTTGAATGGTCAGAAACACTAGGCATTCAGGCACTGGGTATTGTTTCTGACTTAAATGCAAGTGGTGTAGAAAAAGTATATCATGGTGACAAAGATGGTTTTATTTATAACCATGCAGCAGGTACTTCTTTTTATAATGCAGGAGAGGCTACTAATATTTCATCAGTTTACCAAACTCCTGACTTTGACTTTGGTGACGTAGGAACTAGAAAAACTTTAAAGTATGCTAGAGTTTCTTTTAGTCCTGAAGGAGCAGTCCTTCCTAGTTTTAGGGTACGTTATGATTATGAAGATCCTAACATACCTCAACCAGAACCTTTTTCTATAGCTACAATTGCACTACCTGCTATTTTTGGAACAGCAGTATTTAATGCTGTCACCTTTGGAGCAACCAGTGACCCTATGGAGCGTCTTACATTGGAAGGCTCTGGACATACATGTAGCTTTAGAATTTTTAGCGACGATCAAAAACCATCATACGCTGTAAACGGTATTTACATAGATTATATGCCTTCAGGCAGGAGATAAATTAATGGCTCAGAATTATACAAGACAAAGTTCGTTTGCTGATGGCGATACAATTACAGCGGCTTTATTTAATAATGAATTTAACCAAGTAGTAAACGCTTTTGCATACTCTGCAAGCAGTGACAGCTCTACTGGACACAAGCATGATGGTACTAGCGGTCAAGGTGGTAACATTCCGCAGATTGGTGACATAGACTTTTTAAATAAAATTGTAGTAGATAGCACAAACAACAGATGGGGTTTCTATGTACAAGTTTCAAGCGGAACAGTGGAACAGATTCGTATCCAAGATGGAGCTATTGTTCCTGTTACTAACAATGATATTGATCTTGGGACATCCTCACTTGAGTTTAAAGATTTATTTTTGGATGGAACAGCTCACATTGATACTTTGGATGTCGATGTCAACGCCACGGTTGCTGGAACTTTAGGAGTCACAGGAGCTACTACATTATCAAGCACATTAGGCGTTACCGGAGCCATTACAGGCTCTAGTACCCTACAGGCAACTACTATTACAGCTACTACAGCCTTTGTACCTGATGCCTCTGATGGCGCTTCACTAGGTACAGTGTCTTTAGAGTTTAGTGATCTTTTTCTTGCTGATGGCGCTCTTATTGCTTTTGGCGACGATCAAGATGTAACGCTTACTCACTTAGCAGATGCTGGTCTTCTTTTAAATGGCGCAAGAGGTTTATTCTTTAACGATACTACACAGTACATTAATGCTCCTAATGGTACAACTTTAGACATTGCAGCTACTGATGAGATTGAACTCAATGCTACGACAATAGACATTAACGGCGCAGCAGATGTCTCAGGGAATCTAGCTGTAGGTGGTAATTTAACAGTAACAGGCAACGCAACTATTGCAGGTAACTTAACCTTTGGAGATGCTGCTACGGATACAGTAGCCTTTAGTGCTGATGTAGCTTCTAATCTCCTGCCTAGCGTAGATAATACTTATGACTTAGGAGCATCAGGTTCTGAGTGGAAAGACCTATACATTGACGGTACTGCAAATATTGATAGCCTTGTAGCTGATACAGCAGATATTAATGGCGGCACAATTGATAGTGCTGTTATTGGTGGCACAACTCCTGCGGCTATTACGGGTACAGCCATTACAGCGACAGGCATAATGACGGCTACAGGAACTTCAGTCTTTGCAAGCCTAGATATTTCTGGAGACATTGATGTAGATGGTACAGCTAATCTTGATGTTGTAGATATAGACGGTGCTGTAGACTTTGGATCTACCACTGCACACGCAGGTAATGCAACTTTTGCTGACAATGCCAAAGCCATCTTCGGCGCTGGCAGCGACCTACAGATTTATCATGATGGTAGTCGTAGTATTATCAAGGATGCTGGCACGGGCAATCTTGAAATCCAAGCTGCTAACCTACGAATCAAAAACCCATCAGAAACAAAATCATACTTGAATGGTAATGATGGAGGTGCCATAACTGTTTTCTACGATGGCAGTCAAAAACTAGCCACCACAGCCACAGGCATTGATGTCACAGGCACAGTCACGGCGGATGGAACAGCATCATCTTCTGTACCTAAGTACACCTTTGCCGGAGACGTTAACACGGGTCTAGCGTACATTGGCGCTGATGCGGTTGGTTTGCTTGCAGCAGGTTCTCGTAAATTCTATGTAAACTCTACAACCGGCTACTTTCAAAATTTATCGGGCGGGGTTAACTTCGGGTCTGGAATCGACGTTACTGGTACGGTCACGGCGGATGCGGCTACGTTTAGTGGTGCTGTGACTATTGACGCTAATGTGGATGATCAGCTTACTCTGTCGAGGGCGGCAGGAAACAACAGGATTTTAAAGTACGAGACTGCGGGTGTTGCTCGATGGGCAGTCTATGCAGATGGCGTTGCTGAGGCAGGATCTGACGCTGGTTCTGATTATCAAATTTCATACTACAATGATGCAGGCGTATATCAAGGCAACGCCTTGACTCTTACAAGGGCCACAGGAGCCGCCACCTTTAGTGGAACCGTCACGGCGGATGGGCTTAGTGTTTCAACTGCGACTGGTTCGGCAACACCGGTTCCTACTGAAATTATTATTAAATCAGAAACTGATGCCAGCGATTGGTCAGATACTTTGCCGTGGGGTAGAGTAAATTTTTATTCTCAAGATGGGAGTACAAATGGGCCAAAAACTGAAGCCGCTATAGACGTTACAAAAGGTGGAGCAGGCGGCGGCGTATCGCAGTTGTCTATGAGCACTTGTAATTCAACAACGGGGTCACTTGAGAAGAGAATTAGTATTGAACCGGACGGAGACATCAGCTTCTACGAGGACACGGGCACGACTGCTAAGTTCTTCTGGGATGCTTCGGCGGAGTCTTTGGGTATTGGTACAACTACTGTTAATTCAAAATTTAATGTAGCTTCATCTCAAGATAGCTTGAAATACAATGAAGGCGTTACAGTATTTCGTTCTACGGGCAGTAATAAGATGTTCTTAAACTGTGTTGGCGGTGGAGCAAATATTGTAGGTAGCAATTCTCCAATTACTTTTAATTACCATGACCAAACAACCAATAACGTAACTGAAGCCGCGCGCATCGTCAGCGGGAACTTGCTGGTGGGTAAGGATACTACTGGTCTAGCTGATGCGGGATTTGAAGTTCAATCAAGCGGACAAATCACAGCAAATCAAGCAAATGCACCAGCGGCTAAATTTAACCGACTAACTAATGACGGTGAGATTATACGACTGCACAAAGACGGCGCAACCGTAGGTAGTATTGGTAGCGAAGGCGGCGACTTAACTATTGGAAACGCTGATACTGGGCTTCAATTTGTTAATACTTCGCAAATTATAAGACCACAAAACTTAACCACAAATGCGGCTGTTGATGCTCAAGTTAGCCTTGGTCAATCAGCATATCGCTTCAAAGACCTCTACCTCTCAGGCGGTGTGCGAGGCACATCAACTATAGACATTACTATTCCTGAAACATCAGGCGGTGCAATTCAGCTAGAGTTTGGCAACAACGTTAATGACACCAGACGAACAGTTAGAGCATACAAAGATAACTTTGAGCCAGCCGCCGCTGACACTGGAGTTATTAGCTTAGGTCAAGCCGCAAATAAGTGGAAAGACCTCTACCTATCAGGCGGTGTCTACTTAGGCGGCACAGGTAATGGTAATCTGCTGAATGAATATGAGATAGGGTCTTGGACTCTTGTAATAAGTGGAGAAAGTGGTGGCAGTGCTGACACTAGCCTAGGATACTACAAGAAAATAGGAAACTTCGTTTACTGTGCGGCTTACATAAACCAAACCTTAGACTTAACCTCACTTAGCGGTATAGTTAATTTTAGCCTTCCTTTTGCTGGGACCAGTTGGCATGGCGGAGGATCTGTTGTTTACGCTAACAGTTTTTTCTCTGGGACTTCTGAAACAGACACTTTTATTGGCACAAGAACCATTGGTGGGCAGGTACGTCTTGTAAAAGGGTCTTCAACAAGCTGGATAAGCGTTGGTGATATAGAAACTGCGAGTGGAAGTAGAGCGTTTATGTTTGAACACAGCTATCAAATTTAACCATACGCCTACTGGACGGTAGGCACAGACAGGAGCAACACAATGGCTTTAGAAAAAGTAATATCAGAAGACAAGATTGAAATCGTAGGCGAGTACAAGCATGTGCAAGTACGAACCTGCACCAAAGTAATGGAAGACGGCGTAGAGCTATCCTCTGGCTACCACAGACACGTCATTACGGCTGGTCAGGACTACAGCGGCGAGTCAGCAGAAGTGCAAGCGATTTGTGCAGCGGTTCACACGGCTGAAGTCATCGCAGCCTTTGAAGCATCACAAGCAGGAGACGCACCATGACAACAGTATGGCAAATAAGCCAAATGGAACGAACGCTGGATGACAACGGGGTTATCGTTGCTCACTGGCGAGCTACGGCAACTGACGGCGACTTCTCAGCTACCAACTACGGCACTGCTGGCTTCACACCAGATCCTTCCAGCTCAGACTACGTTCCTTACGACAGTATCACTGAAGAAGTAGCTTTAGGCTGGTGCTGGGCTAACGGTGTTGATAAGGACGCTATTGAAGCGTCACTGGCTGCACAGATTGAGCTAGACAAGAACCCAACGCAAGCATCAGGAGTTCCTTGGTAGTGACTAATGCACTAGATTATATTAATGCCCTTACAGCTCTTGTAACAGCTTGTAGCGCCATTACGGCTTTAACTCCTACACCAAAAGATGATAAAATTGTAGGTAAGCTATATAAGTTCTTAGAAGTTTTTGCACTGGTAATTGGAAAGGCTAAAAAATAATGCAAGAGGAAACTAAAGCAGTGGTAGATGCAATAGCTGTCGGTGGCACAGTAGGTACGTTAGCTGGTTGGCTACCGCCTTTAGCTGCTTTAGCAACCATTATTTGGACTTGTATTAGGATCTTAGAAACAGAGACTGTCCAGAAACTTTTTAAAAAAAATGAAGAGTAGATATTATGACTGATGAAAAAAAGAAAGGAAAGGCTCTTAACGCTTTAAAGAAAAAGTTTAATACTGGTGGCCGTGTTAATGCTCGCCGTGGCGGTAGAAAAAACAATTTAAGTTTTTCTAAAGAAGACTTAAATACCGCGCAAGCAAAAGAGTTTTTTAGAAGTACAAGTAAAACTACTGAGCCTAAAAAGCCTACTCAGACAGCTAAAACTTCTGCACCTAAAAAGCCTACTGGCTTTCAACAAATGGGTGAAGGAACTCAAACTCCTGCTGAAATTTCTAATCTACTTAAACCTTTTCAGCAGTTTGATCCTAGTGCTACTAATAAAACAGGCGGGAGTGTAGAGTTAGGCCAACGACCTACTAAGTCTTATAAAGAATTAGGCGGTACAGAAGCAGAATTCAGACCGATTAATGATTTAGAAAACCCTGAATACTCAGAAACTTCTAGAAGACAAGCTCTTCAGTCATTAGGGTTAACTCAAAAACAAATAGATGCTGCAATATCTTCAAAAGATTTAAAGTCTGGTAGACAACCAAGAAAAAATAATTTAAACGAAATGCCAGATTGGGGAGGCCCGTCAGGGATGGAACAATCTGTGTCGTTTTCTCAAAGCCCTAGAGGGGCTGCAAATATTCAGCAAGCTCAAAACGCTGGCACGGCTGTTACGGCTGCATCTGCTGGTTTTGGTACTGACTTTAATATTGATGTTGATCTTTCTGGGATGCCTGAAAGAGGAGATTACGGACGAGGCAGAGAAGGTAATCAAGCGTATCAAGAGGCTTTAAGAGCTTGGCAAGCTTCTAAAAGTGGTACTGGTGGTGGTGGTGGTGGTGATGATGCTAAAGATACTACTAAAGACGCTGATCAAATAGAAGAAGAAAGAAAAGAGCTACGACAAACACAAGAGAACTATGTAGCGCCTAAAGCTGATGTTGTTAAAGCTGGTCAAGCTGTAGATTATAACGCAATTATTAAAGACGCTATGGATCGGCAGCCGTTGTTTGGCAACCCTCCTAAAAAAATGATGGACTACTCGTATGATAAAGAAGCAGGTGAGTATGTTATTGATAATGCAGGTTGGGGTTTTGAAGGAGATGCTCGCTTTACACGGCTAAGTCCTCAAGAGTTTTATGATAAAATGGGTATTAATCCTAATAAGTTTATGGGAGATGATCCTTCTTTAAGAACTTCAGAAGAAGATATACAACAATTAGCAACAGGTGAAGATAGAGTTAAGATAGACGATCCTACAGATGTCACAGCGGGTACAACTACTGTTGAACAAGGTACGGCTGAAACGGCTGCTGATGTAGAATACGGCGTTCCAAAAGGATATAGTTTAACGCCAAATCCTGATGTAGGGAGTGGTTTTGATACAGCAGTAATGCCTAGTGCTGGTAAAGTTTTTGCTTATAATCAAGAAACAGGTCAACGAATTGAAATAGATGAACCCGGAGCTAAAACTATTACCGCTGATGCAATAAGCGACGAAGACCGTACTAGAGCTGAAGCAGCTACAGCTGGTACTTTTGACGATTCTGCTAAAGCTGGTGTAGCTACATTAACTCAAGGCGCTGAAGCGGTTGGCAGAGATTCAGAACAAGAACAGGCTGCTATGGCTAAGGCTGCTACAAGACCTATAAAAAGAGACTATGCAGAAGGCGCTACTTCAGAAGACGTAATTACTGTAGGAGATGTAACAGGCCCTACGGTTGAAACACGGGATGGTATTACTATCTCTGATGAAGAACGTGCAAGGCTTAGTGCTATTGCTCAAGGCCGTGGCGTAGCTCTTGAAGACCTTCCAGAATATAAAGATAAAATTAAAAAACGTACTGCTCAATCAGGCGAGGCAGCAGCAGGTACTTATGTACCAAGACTAGGTGAAACCCCTACAGAAACAGCAGCTAGAGCAGAAACTTATGGAGCTGATTACACTCCTCAAGGTGGTAAAACTGAAATAGACGCTATTCCTGCTTATGCTAAAGCTGCAACAAGAGTTGCACAGGTAGGTACAGCCGCGCAACGTATAGCATCAGAGCTTGGAACGGCTCCTTCAGTAGACTTTAAAGGCCGTGAAGCTATTACAGGAACTGCTCCTCAAGGTGATGCTTCTCAAATTGGTGGTATTCCTACGTTTGAAGCTGCCTCTCGTAACGCTGTTACAGGTAAAGAGCGTACAGTAGCTGCCGCAGACATGATGGCTGTTGTTGCTGACATACCTGAAGATGTTACTGCTGCAATCTCTGAAGACCCTGCAACTGTAGAAGCTCAAATAGATTCAGGTGCTGATCCACAAGTAACCGCAGCGGTAGCAGCTTTACCACAGGAAGCTCTTGTTTCTGTACAGATGGAAAACCTCTTAGCTGGCATGGAAGATGGTAAGACTCCTGCGTGGGCTAGACCAGCAGTAGCAGCCATAGAGCAGCAGATGGCTCAGAGAGGCTTGTCAGCGTCTACTGTAGGCCGTGACGCTTTGTTTAATGCTATTATTCAAAGTGCTCTACCTATGGCTCAGAGCAACGCACAGGCCCTCCAGCAGAGAGCACAGCAGAACCTCAGTAATCAGCAGCAAGCTAACTTAGCGTCTGCTCAAAACACTATGACTGTACGTATGCAAAACCTTGCTAATCGTCAAACCGCTGCTTCTCAAACGGCTTCTATGGCGCAAGAAATTAAAGTACAGCAGGGTTCTTTTAGCCAACAAGCTGCTATTACTACAGCTCAACAGAAACAACAGGCTGAAATGGCTACTTTTCAAGCTGCTCAACAAAGAGCACAGCAAGAGTCTGCACAGCGTCAGCAAGCTGCTATAGCTGAATTAAGTACTAATGCTCAGATGGACTTAGCAAACTTACAAGCTCTTAATGCTGCCGGTGCTGAGAACATGAGTGCAGAGCAGCAGGGGCGTTTAACTAAGTACAATGCTCAGATTGCTAAGGTTATGCGGCAAGCAGACTTAAAGCAGGACATGGAAAAAGCTAACTTAAACGCTTCTTTACAGATGCGACTTGCTAATTTATCAGAAATGAATGCCGCTGCTAAAGATACAATGACAGCAGAGAACCAAGAAGAGCTGACTAACTTACAGACTCTTGTAGACTTTAGAAAGACTGATGCACAGTTTGCTCAACAGATGGATATGGCTAACATGTCTAATGAGCAGCAAATGGAATTAGCTATGTTGCAAGACAGAGCTGCTACAGATGCCGCTAACTTTACAGCCGACAATCAGTTTAGGATGCAAGAGCTTAATCAAAAAGTAGCTCGTAGTGTTCGTCAAGCTGAACTTGATCAGCGTATGGAAGAAGTAAATCTTGATTCTAAATTAAAAATAGAACTTTCTGAGTTAGCTGAAAAGAATACAACTTCTAGAGCTAACATGACTGCTGAACAGCAAACAAGATTAGCCAACTTAAATGTCTTAGTAGACTTTAGAAAGACTAATGCTGCTATGGCACAACAGATGGATATGGCTAATTTAGGTAACGAGCAACAAATGGAGCTTGCTAACCTAGCTGAAAGAGCTGCTACAGATTCAGCTAATATGACTGAAGAAAATAGATTTAGATTCCAAGAGCTTAATAATGCTACAAGAGTCTTATCTGAAAATGCACAGCTACTTCAGCAAGCAGATCTTGCTAAACTTTCTATGGAAGAAAAGATCTCGTTAGCTAACCTTAGTGAACAGAATAAAGCTGCTTCAGAAAGCATGTCTGCTGAGAACATTGCAGAGCTTCAAGTTTATGAAAAGAAGATGGGAGCAGCTACAGTTAATGCTCAGTTAGCCCAACAAATGGGATTAGCTAATCTTTCTAACAAGCAAGACGCTGCTATGTTTAATGCTCAGATAGACGCTAACTTAGATATGAAACAGTTTGACGTTAATCAACAGACAGCACTAGCTAATAGCCAGTTTATGCAAACAATGACTGTTAAAGATTTGGACAACAGGCAGCAAGCAATGATGCAGAATGCTACGGCTAATGCCGCTATGGATTTAGCTAATGCTGATGCAATAACTAAGGTAAACATTGAAAACTCTAAAAGCTTTTTAGCAATGGATATGGCTAACCTAAGTAACGAGCAACAAGCTAATATGATGAATGCTCAAATGGATCAACAAACTTTGTTGTCTAATCAATCTGCTGCTAACGCTGCTAAACAGTTTAATGCTACATCTGAAAATCAAACAAACCAGTTTATGGCTACACTAGGTCAGAACGCAAATCAGTTTAATACTTCACAACAAAATGCTATGACTCAGTTTAATGCGGCAGAGAAGAACAGAATGGCTGCAATGGACGCTGGTAACGCTTTAGAGGCTGATAAATTCAATACTCAGATTGCTACGCAGGTTAAGCAGTTTAATGCCGATCAAGATTTTAAAGCTGAACAGTGGAATGCAGCTAATGCTCAAGCAATTCAACAGGCAGATTTAACGTGGCGGCGCAACCTTAACACGGCAGATACTGCTGCTCAAAATGCAGCTAATCAACAACAAGCAGGTTTTGAGTTTCAAATGGATATTACAGAGCAGACTCAAATGTGGCAAAGTTTAAGAGATGATGCAGATAGAATTTTTAGGACAGACATGGCACAAGACGATAGGCTTATAACTGTTATTCAGTCAGCACTTTCTAACGAGGCTTTTATGACTGATAAAAATATGGCTAGTAAAAGAGAAGAAATTTTCAGGCTTTTAAAGAAAGTTACTGGTACTTAGTATTACTATAGGAGAAGTATAGATGGGGTTTTTTAAAAAATTATGGAAGAAAACTGTTGGCAAAGTTTGGAAAAAGATTGGCAAAACTGTTAAATCCGTATTTAAAAAAGTTGGAAAGTTCATGAATAAGATCGGCATTGTCGGTCAGATTGCTATGTCTTTTATTCTTCCGGGGATAGGTAATGCTTTAATGGCAGGATTCGGAAGTGCTACTGCCGCCTTAGCAGGAGGAGCATTAGGGTCTATAGGTAAGGCTGCTGGCTGGGTACTAGGTAAAGCTGGTACATTTGCTAAAACAATTGCAACAGGTTTTAAAACTGTTTCAGGAGCTGTTACTGACTTTATTGGGACTACTGCTAAGTATGTTGGTGGTAAACTAGGAATAGGGACGTTACCTAATCAAACTTTTGGTCAAGCTTTTGGAAGTGAGGGCTTTGCTGGTCGGCTTACTGACAGCTTCTCAAAACTTGGAGATCAAGCAAGCAACTTTTGGAACTCGACTACAACAGACTTTGCTGATAGAGGTTTAATGACTGTAGCAGAAAAAACGGCAGCGGATCTTGCAGCTTTTGGAGGCACTAAAGCAGCAGAAGGTGTTGCTGTGCAAAGTGCAGCTCCTGTAACAGACCCGCTCACTGGAGAGGTAAAGTCAGGCTTTATGGAACAAGCTCAAACAGATTTAAATTTTTCTTCTGCTCCGGTTGAAATAGCTCCTCCAGCAGAGGTAGTTAAAGATCAAAGTTGGTTCTCTAAAGGCGTTGAAAAAGTGACAGGTGAGCAAACTATAGGTGATGCTTTAAAAGCTGCTCCGGGTAAGGCAAAAGACTATGCTGTAGACAGCCTGTTAGCAGCTCCCGGTAATATAGTAAAAAGCACATTTAAAGAAGGTTTGTCTAAAGCTATTGGATTAGGCCCTGAAGAATATGAGCAAGGCCCATCTTGGAGAGCAAACAACCCCTATGCTTATCAGTCTGGGAATTATGCTCAAAGCCAACAAGAAAGTGCTGCTCCTATGAGTTTTGAAGACTTTGCACGGCAGAATATGGCGGTCTACAACACTGATCCACAGGGTTCCTACGGCGGTATTGATTTTTATAATAGTTATATGCAGCGTTACGCAGGGCAAGGGGGTTAAGCATGGCAGATCAGGCACTAGACGATGTTTTTTTTAAAGTTGGTACATCTTTTAATAGAGCTATACCCGGACAGTCTTTAACAAGAGATCCAGAAAGCCCTGCTCCTTTTGAAAAACCTCCGCAGTTTACTAACAGGACAGATGTTTTAGAAAACTATTTTGAGATGCTTACAGAAGAAGAAACCTATACAAGTGTTTTAGACTCTCTTGAAGAGGGTATACCAGTTATGGACATTGTGAAGGTTTTGTTATTTCAAGGCTTTCAGGACGGACTGTTTAATCCTGATATGATGATACTGATTGCTGAACCGCTTGCTTATATGATAGCTGCACTAGCAGAAAGAGCTGACATAGATTTTATTATTGCAGAAGATGACGAAGACGAGGATGACGAAGACTCTGATGCTCCACAGCCTTCTGTTATGGATCAAAAACTAAGCACAATTCAAAAGCCTCAGATGGATGATGAATTTCCTGT